GCCGTAAAAATTGCAAAGCTGGACCGAGCGTTCGCTGACGAGCTTTGCAACTCAGGTGTATCAGTCGCGGACGCTAACGCAAGGATTATTGAACGCATGGCTACTCAACCATTGGGATCGTCGGTTGGTGCCGACGTTCGAGTTACAGGCAGCGGTGACGACAAGTTTTATGACGCTGTTTCATCCGGCTTGGTCTATCGTGCTTTTAAGTATGGCGGATTTAAGTCTAAGCCTGCAGAACCAGACTGCAAGGACTTCATCAACACTCGCATCAACACAATCGCTTCGATGTTTGTTGAGCGAATGGGCGTGCGAAATGTTCATAACATTCCGGCCCCTGACGTTGCACGTATCGCGATGGGACACCGCCCGACGATGCAGCGGTATCGAGTCGAGCGAGCGGAGACTGCGTTTCACTCGACTGGTTCTTTCGCCAACTTAATGCTGGACGCGGCCAACAAAACGCTGTTGGCCGGCTACGAGGAAGCTCCGTACACATGGAGTCAATGGGCACGTCAAGCACAGTCGGTTGAGGACTTCAAGCCGATCAACCGTATTCGCTTGTCGGAAATGTCGAATCCCGAAGCTGTCGCTGAAGGTATGGACTACCCTGAGACTCGCATGAGCGACTCGAAGGAAAGCTACCGGGTAGAGAAGTACGGCAGCATCTTCTCGGTTACTTGGGAAACGGTTGTCAATGACGACCTGGATGCGATTAGTCGCATACCAGCGGCTCAGGGTGCTGCCTGCCGACGCAAGCAAAACGCAGCCGTTTACGGCGTTTTGACTGCCAATGCAACCATGGCAGACACAGGTGCGTTGTTCAACTCTACGGCACAGACGACCGCTGGAGGTCACGACAACCTAGACGGCTCTGGTGCTGCTCCTGGTGTTGCCGAGATCACCGCAGGCTATCTGCGAATGATGACCAAGAAAGGCATCAACTCTACGGTAACGCTGAACATCATGCCTGAGTTTCTGATTGTTCCTGCCGCACTCGCTGCCGGAGCGATGGAAGTGCTTGGATCGATTTCGCGTCCCGAAGTTGGTGGGTCGGCTGCTGGTAATGCCAACACACACAACATCTACGGGCCAAACGGTCAGCGACAACTGAGGTTAATCGTTGAGCCAGTGCTGGATGCAAATAGTGCTAAGGCGTGGTACCTGGCAGCGAGCAATACGCAAGTTGATACGGTCGAGCTGGCGTTCTTGGCGGGCGAAGAGTCGCCGGTTCTTGAAAGTGAGTGGGGCTTTGATAACGACGTTTACCGATACAAGGTCCGCCAAACCTTTGGCGTGGCTGCAATCGATTTCCGTGGGCTCGATAAGAACCCAGGCGAATAACAAATCACGGACGTGAAAACGGGCTGGCTGTCGCTGTGATGGCCAGCACACCCTTTTGGAACCAATCAAAACATAGGGAATAAAAACTATGGCTGGCGTACAAGATTACTGGGAATTTTTCGACGACTTTTTGGGGGCGGGTACTTTCGGAACAAGTGCCGGCCTTGACCCTTGGGTTATCACAGACACTTCGTCTGCCGGTACTCCGACATATACACGACTCGACCACGGCGAAACGTCTGGTGCGTTTCGTCCTGGCGTAGCTCAACTTGCATTTGATTCGCAAGTGGAAGCGCAAAATGTCTGTTTGTCCTTCGGTGACAAACTGGCGTTTGACATCAACTCCGTTCGTGGATTTGAGTGCAGTTTGCGTGTAGTTGGTGCCGCGGGTTCTGCGAAAGACTCAGCAACAACCGTCGCCTGGGGATTGACTGGAGATCGGAACGATGCGATTGACTCGATTGCGATTGCTTCGATATTCCGTCTAGCCTCAGCGTCTGCGAGCAATGTTGTTGTCATCGAAAATGACGATGCGACCAACACCAACGACGATGTGGCTACTGGATTTACTTTGACCGATTCGGTTTGGGCAAAGTTCAAGATTGATTTCAGCGACTTAAATGACGTGAAGTATTACGCCGGTCTTTCGACTGGACAGCTTTTACGAGTTGGCGTTGGGACAACGATGAAGATGAGCAGCTATGCTGCTGGACTTCAACCGTTCTTCCAACTGCAGAAGACGTCTGACAGCAACACGGACGCGTTGCAAATTGACTACGTTCGAGTTTGGGGCGTGCGACTGTAAATGTCACTGCACGACATGATCGAGACTGACGCTATTACGGTATTTACCAGTACCGATGATTTCGCGGAAGTCGTCACATACTATCCACGCCAACGGTTTGGAGAAGCCACGCCAACATCACGCACCATAAATGCAGTGGTGATGCGTGAGCAAATCCAGACCATTGGCGAGGACGGCGATACTGTTTCGCCTATGTGGCAGGTCCATGTTGCAAACGACAGTACATATGGCATCGCTTCATCTGAATTGGACCTTGGCGGCGACCAAATATCGTTTCCGCCAAGGGACGGAAAGACAGCAGAGCGTCGGGCTATTACGCAGTTGATGATTCAAGACCATGGGATGCTAGTGATCGAATGCCGGTAACAGAAGTAAGACCAGTAAACGAAAGGATCGTCCAGGAGGTGGTCGAGCGTTTACAGTTACTGACCGCTGGTTACTCGGATTACTTCGTTGCACCTTACGTTAAGCGGGAGTCGTTTCACAACACGGAAACCCCAAAGCCGTATGGGATCATTGTAACTCAAGGCAATGCTGAGCGAGTACCAGAGTCGGACTGTCCTGGCAATCCACCTGCGTTGGCGTACATGCTGCCGATTAACATTCGCTGCCGAATCATGCCAAGCGAAACAGACACAACGCCAGTTGACGAGTACATCAATGTCATTGCGGCTGAAGTTCAGCGGGTAGTTTGCGATGAAACGGACTTGAGTCATAGATGGCACACATTCGAGGATCTATCGTTCAATGCGATGTGGAGTTCGCACGAGCTGGTCAACGGAGAAGGCGGCTTTGAGGGAATCAACGTTCCGTTGCAAGTAATGTATCGAGTGACTGAAGGCAATCCGTTCGAGGTGCGAGCATGATAGTCACCATCGACAACTCGCAGATAGCTCGCATGAAAGCGGCGATTGAGAACACTGGCAAGCAGTTGCGTAAGGAGTTGGTGGTAGCAGTCAACGCAACCGCTGGTAAATCAAAGTCGATTATTGCTAAGCAAATTGGGAAAGAGCTTGCGGTAGCACAAAAGGACATCAAAACAACGATTACCCAGTCACGACGAGCTGGCGAGTTAGATATTTCGGCGACAGTTGAAGTCAAAAAAGAAAAGCGGCTTGGGCTTAATAAGTTTGGAGCACGCCAGACGAAGGCCGGTGTCAGTGCAAGGATCAGCAAGACGAAGGGTAGAACAGTTATTCCTGGCGGCTTTATGGGGCCGAAGCCAGGTGTGACGGCAGTTAAACTTCGCGGCAACGCATTCAAGCGAGTCGGTAAAGCGAGAAGACCTATCGTAAAGCTCAAAGGTCCATCGTCCTGGGGAGTGTTTGTTGTCGGCCAAAAGATAGGTCCATCGACCGAAGAAACAGAACAAGAACTAAAAAAACAAGTTGATCGACGCATTCGATTCTTACTACTAAAGCAAGCGGGGACTATTTGATATGCCACTACTACGACGCAAACGAGTCCTTGCAGCTTCTATTGAAACGACTATCGGAACAGCGGAAACACTGGACGCAAGCGATGGTGCGTTCAACGTCTATGATGCAGTGATTCAGCCAGGCATCACCGCTATTCAGCGTGAGGGTCAAGGCGGATTTGGCTACTTGACGCCGATACCATCGGGCTATTCAGGCACAGCGACTTTTCGCACCTACCTGGAATGGGACGGCACAGCAACGGAACCAGCTTGGGCAGAAACATTTTTTCCTGCGTGCGGTTGGGTCAAGTCTGGGCAAGTCTACACTCCACGTACTGAGGCACCTGGTAGCAACGTCAAGACGCTGACGATTGGCGTCTGGATAGACGGCGTGCGCAAGTTGCTTGCTGGTTGTTCAGGTAGCTTCGTCGTCACGCTACCAACTGGCAACCCTGGATACATCGACTGGACTTTTCTCGGTGTCATTCAAGATGAAGCCGACCAGGCTATCATTGCTCCGACATACCCAACGGATAAGCCAATGCGATTTGCAGGCGGATTGGCCGAATGGAACGACGTCAATTTGTGCGTGAGTCAGGCAACGATCAACTCGGGTAATAACGTTATTTTGCGTGAATGTCCGACTACTGAAGCTGGTTTCATATCTGCGATCATAACCGACCGCCGGCCGACCATCAGCGTTGATCCAGAAGCGGTCACAGTTGCCGCACAAGCTCGCTGGTCTGCCTGGCTGGCGATGACTGAATACACGCTCGAACTTGATATCGGCGGACCTGGGAACAGCGTATTGAGCTTTGACGCACCCAAGGCGACGATCATCAACAAGCAAGAAGCAGACCGCAACGGAATGGTGACTGACCAGATCGAGTTTCAAGCGAACAAAAACGGTGCGACACATGACCAAGAGCTTTCGATAACCTTTACAGCAGCGACCTAATGCCAGCGTTCCTAGAACCAGATCAGAGATTCGCAGTAGTCCTAGACATAGACAAGAACAAGCCAAAGGAATCACGGCCTACGTTTTTCGTTAAGTCGCTGTCTATGAGGGAGCAAAAGCGGCTTTCGGATGATATGGACACAGCACTGGATTGTGAGACTACTCAGCAGATATGCGATGCGACTTGCGAGCTAGTCAAGCGGTACGTTGTCGGCTGGGAGTCAATGGGACCGTACGTATTCGGTAATGCTGAACTCCAAGAATTCTTGTCGATCCAGGAAGCTCGCGAACTGCTGCGTAAGGTTCTGAGCAATAGCTATGTTCAGCACGAAGAAAAAAAAAGCTGAGAGTAGCGGCGATGATCCGCTGCGGCGCTCTGTGCAAGGCTTGTAGTGATACACAGTGCCGCTCAAAAGGCAGCGAGCAAGAACCTATAGAACTATACTGCCCATCATGCGACGGTGAAGGCTGCGAGCGTTGCAACGATGGTACGGTGAATATCACAGAGTGTCCGAACAAGTATTGCCGTGATATGGGACCAGTCATCACGTTGGCTGATATGATGGAAAAGGGTATTTTGCCGGTCGCTGGTGGGGCACTTGACCAGTCAGCGTGGCTACTGCAAGCAGCAAGAATACTCGACCGAGATGAAGCAAAGATAAGAGCTGAGCGGAATAATGACAACTAACGCAGCAAAAATTATCATCGACGCAGATGACCTTGCGTCTAAGAAATTTGCTATCGCTGCAGCTAATGCCGAAAAGAATATCAAGCATATTAAGGACGTCGGCGGTAAGGCTAAGGCAAGCACTGAGTTTTTTGGTCAGCTTGCTAATGTGTTAGGCGGTACGCAGCTCGCTGGCTATGCCGGTCAAATGGCTGGACTGACGGAAAAGGTTGGCAGGTTTTCCGAAGTATCAAAAGTTGGAACTGCTGGAGCTCTGGCCTTTAAGGCTGGTCTTGTGGGTATGGCTGCTGTCATTACCTATCAGGTAACTACGGCAGTAGCGTCGATGGTGTATGAGCTAGACAAGCTCGAGAGCAAGATGAAAAAGACGGCCGAGTCTGGCATAGATTCTTTCAATAAGCTTGCTGCGACACGCCAGCGTATTTTTCAAGAGCGGCTAGAAGACGTTGACTTGCGTGCTCAACTGGCTGGTTCCGGTGCCGATCCAGTGGCAGAGCGGAAACGAATACAGTCGGAGTTACAAACTGAAATAGCCAAGACGACGCAAGAGATCAATAAAGCGACCGCAGAGATTGAAGCCTATGAGGCTCAGTGGCTAAAGCTCGATCCTGTTCAGACAGCATTCATCGAGTCAGAGAAAGAGCGTATTGGTGCAATGAAGTCTGCCATTTCACAGATGCAGGCAATGTCGCAGCAGCTACGCTCAGACCTATCGGAACGCAAGAAAAACAACGACGCAATCCGTGAGCAGATCGAACTGCAAAAAGAACAAGAGCGAGAGAGACAACAGGCTTTGGCTGCTACCGAGCGAGAACGCGAGCGAGTGGCTGACATGCTAAAGAAAGAGACGGACCGCATTACCGAACAGCGGATCGAGCTAGAAAAAGGCAAGGAAGCTGCTCATGCGTTCGCGTTAGAAATGCAGGGACTAGCTAAGGCTGATGCTGAACGGATAGCCAGAGACCAAGCAGAGATCGACGCAATCAAAGAAAAAAACGCACTCAAAGACCAATCCAAAGACACAGAGATAGGCGTGCAGGCGTTTGAGTCTAGGCTGCTCACACGAGGTCCAGCGGTAAATAAAGCACTTGAAATTGCCACCAAGCAGCTTGATGAATTAAAAAAGATCAAAGATAAGTTGCCGATGCACTCAACTCCATCGCAAAGACTGCAGATAGCGGTGGTGGGATAATGGCAGCAGGTCCAGCACTTGAAATGTGGAGCAACCAATCCGGCACCGCAGAGTCGCCTGACGGACGCACTCGCACGATAACTATGCAGCGTGGTTTTACAGTCACACTAGCGGCTAGCGATGCGTTAGAGGTTGTATACACTGCGTCAGGCTTGCCACTGGTTGGCGACCTATATCCTGGTGCTGCGTTCGTGTTCTGTGATTCGCTGCAACCGCAAAGAGTATCGCCTATCATGGCAATGGTGGTAGCGACGTATAAAGGCGAGGTTGGTCCAGGTGGTATTGGCTCATCACCTCTCGACATTCCATACTCGATTGTTTGGCGTGGTGCGACCACGGATGAAGCGATTGATGAGGACTGGAATGGTAAGCCAATCGTTACAGCCAACAATGAACCAATCGAGGGACTAACCGAGCGTTTAACTGATGATGTCGTCACAATCCAAAAAGCCTATTTGACGGTCAACAGATACGCATTGAGTGCATATCGTAGGGCGGTTAATTCGGACACTTTTCTTGGATGGCCACCAGGAACGGCACGTATCGTTGACGACCAAGCGGAAGCACAATTTACAGGCGGTGTTATCACTCACTGGATAGTCACTGTATCAATTCAGTTCCGTGTGCCGTATCGAACAACAGCAGCTAGAGCATGGTGGAAGCGTGTTCGCCATGAAGGCTATTTGGTTCGTGATGCTGCCGGAGAACCTCCTCACATAGCTTGGGATGGAAATAAAACGCCGGTCACCAGGAAGGTCCTATTGAAAGTAGACGGCACCGAAGAAACCAATCCAGACAATGCGTACTGGAAAGAATTTCAAACTCTTGGCTCACTCCCATTTAACGCGTTAGGACTTATTTGACATGGCTATAACAATAACCATTCCAGCCAATGAACTGATTGGTTCCCAGATAAATGAATTCGCCGCAATTGAGCGAACCAAGCTGGCAACTGAATCGAAGAAAATTAACATTCCGCTCGAGCTAGTTCGGGTGCATGACGCATTCCAAACAAGCCTACCGACTACAGCATCTAGTGATGACCTTGGGTTAATCATCGGCACGTTTGGGGTTGATGGCATTGTCCTTCAGACTAGCGACGGCAAAGCAACGACGGTAACGCAATATGGACGGTTTTTGTTTCGCTTACCGGAAAACTACGTTGATGGGGGTGTTATTTCGATTGCTGCCCATGCGGGTATGAAAACTACCATCAGCGATACGACGGCAACGATTGATTTTCAGGCGTACAAAAAAGATGTAGCTACAGGACTGGTAGGCTCTGACTTGGTGACGACTTCCGCCACCACCATCAACAGTTTGACCGCGGCGGCCAAGGAGTTCGTCATCACTCCGACAGGCTTGGTCAACGGCGACGAGCTTGATATTCGTGTTGTTGTCACAATCACTGACGGTGCAACAGCTACTGCTGTTATTGGGCGAATAATGAAGCTATATGCGTTGGTCAGCGTGAAAGGCTAATAGTGACGCTGCTTGGTGGCTATAAAAAAGAAACGGCTGAGATGATACTTGAGGTAGTTCGCTACCTTAAAGATTCCGGGTACGTCATTGAACGCCCAAGCCGTGGACAACAACTGTTAATGCCGCCAGACACACCGATTTATATTCGTAACGATGCCGATGTCGAGATTCCTGCGTTCGGTTGCGTCCAGACCACTGGAGCGGTCGATTATGGCGGACAAAACTACATCACAGTCGCTAAACCCGTAGATAACGACGGAACGGCAGGCAAGTATCTATTTAATTCACGAGCACCGATAGCGGTTGGTGAATACGGAATAGCTTACGCTGGACCACTGGTTCGAGTGCTGACAGATGGTTCGTCCGTGGTTTGCGGCGATCAGTGGCAACCAGTTGTCAATAGCTTTCTGCTGAGCTTGGGCGGTACGATGATTACCGCTGTCGGTGCCGACGACATTGCTCCAGATTGCATGCGAGCGTTTGTTAATCTTGGTGGTGGCGGTGGCGGCAAGATATTCTTTGAAGTCGACTCTGCTGAGATTGCTGGGACCTCATCACCTTACAACGGCAAAATGATTTTGACAGTAACAATTGTTGTGGCACCGTGCGAGCAGTCTGATTTGATAGGCACTTCAGTCGATGTAGTCGATTGGTCAACATGCTTGGCCAACGCAGAGACAGTTGAGGCTGTCGTTGGCCGCGAGGGTTGGGCGTATCGTGGGATAGCCTATTCTCTCAAAAGCGGCGATCCAGCGGGCACACTCACCCCATGCCACTGGGCGCTCGACGGACTGTGTTGTCCACCGTAGGAGTATCGCCCATGGGAGCCAAACATAATAAATGCTGCTGTGGAGCGTCATCGTGCTTAATCGGATCGGATGATTTCGAGCGTGCTGACGAAAATCCAGTGACGGGTGACTGGGCGGAAATTAGCGGCGACTGGGAAGTTGCGTCTAACCAGCTCAACAGCGTGAGCGAAGGTCTGTTAATCACCAAACTGCGACAAGTCGCTCCCGTCGATGGAACAGCCTACACGTACCGATTTTACTTTACTGTTCATGGTAGCGGACCGTGGAAGATAATCTGCAAGTTCACGGACTCGACAAACTTCGACTGGATTGAACTACTCGACATTGGGACAGATGAATACGCGCCAAAGTTTTGGCGACGTACTGGCGGTGTGGATAGCTTGGTGCTTGATCCTGCAAACTATCCCGCTGGACCGCTGTTGGCGTTGACTACCGTTCAGGGTGCGTCGTTTTCTATTTGCTATTCGTCTGTTGATTGGAGCATTTCAGGTCCAGGCGAATTTCGCTGGTCATCGTGCGAAGGTTCACCAGCGACGGCGTTGCCAGCATCGCCTTACGGCTTTGTCGGTTTTCTGTCTGGTACGTTTGACAACTTCGTTTATGACATTCACTGGGAGTCTAACCACGACTGCTACTACTGCGGCTGCTTTTGCTCTGATGGTGTCGGAGGATCGGATTACAAGTGCATCCCAGAAGAACTGACGCTGACGCTAACGCCAGTGGTAAATCATACGGAATGCACTTCCTCGCCGCCGAGCTACACGTTCACGCTACTTCAGTCTTTCCCGCTGACAACGCCTGATCCACCACCAGCAACGTATGATGAGCATCCAGAAAAGAAGTTTTGGTTTTCCAATACGAAGGGGCCGTTTGTTGATGCTGGACCAGACTACATTTGGTTTCGTCTTGAGTGTCTTGGGTTTGGTGATTTCGAACTACATATTTTGCAGTACCCAAGCGGCGCTTCTGACCCGATTCAGTTACTTGCATCGACACTTATTAAATTCACGTCGATACTGGGACCAACTGACGGAGCAAGACCGACGGCGGTAGAGTGTACTCCGATCGTTTTGACGTTTCCAAATTTGCAAAAAATCCTGCTACAAATCGGAAGCGGCGGTCCGTACTGGTGCGAGTGGGAAGCGAAGGAATATAGCGTGGTGATTACAGAATGAGCGGTTGCATTTGTCCTATGGCTGGGTGGTGTGAGCGGCACCGTGTACCTAAGACCGAGCATTGGCACAAGCTCTGCCAGCGTGATGACTACTTCCAAGCCTGGGATGAAGGTCGCGGCCCTGGGCAGACGAAAAAAAACGACGAACGCATGGAGCAACGAAAGCGAAAAGTAGAAGAATCGAAGCGACGTAAGATTTGGCTGATTGCTTGGCTCAAGCTACTTCGCTCACCGCACGACGTTGGTATCGGTGACACGGCATCCAGGTTAGTGAAGCAACGAAAGAAGTCACCAATCTGGATCGCTAGCGATGCTCATAACTCGCTGAAGCGGCTGCTGGCTCAGTGTAGCTGTTCGAAAACCGAAGCTGTCACAAGGCTGAATCGGGAATATCCGTATTAGTTCGAGTCAAGTGGTTTCATTTTTGAAACCACAAGATCGACTCCGCAGCAATGGAATAACTATTGCTGTAATTCGCTGGTTTCAGTCTGAAACCAGATGGACAGTTAGTGTTTGTCAAGCCCCTATTGGGGCGTATGTCCGCAAGTGTCCGAAAGTCGCGGAAAAAGTTTCAATTCTGTCCAAAATCTGTCCGAGGTTGATTTAGTCGCTTGACACCACTATCCCTACTAGCCGTGGCGTTTCTTGGTGCCGGCCGGCTTTGGCGGATTCCGCAGCCAGTCTGCAATCATCTTTCTTGGTTGGATTTCGCGGGAGAATCGCGGGTCCAAATATCGTTGCGTAGTCCTGCGGTTTGTTCTGATTGTTAGTCGTGTGGGTCCTCGCCAACTCGAAACGCATATCGTTTCGAACACATGAAACCGCATTGGTATGGGTCAGCGTGCTTTGATCAGTTCTCACCCGATGCGGTTTCTCTATATTGATATCTGTATCAATACTAGCTACAATTGCGAGTGATGATAATGCCAATTCAAAAAAAAGACGGAATAGCCTTTACGGTTGAGGAAGCTGCCGACTACCTAGGCTACTCCGTCCACACTATTCGCCAGTACATAAATCGACAACTTATTTCTGCGTCAAAGTTCGGGTCTGCCGTAGTTATTGAAAAAGCTGAATGCGATAGGTTTCGCAAGGAAAAACGCAGCCCAGGCAGGCCTCCGCAAAAATAATCTGAAAATTCTCGATCATCCCTATTGCATATTGTATCAATGGTCGATACAAATAGGAGCAGTGGCAAACACAAGCCGTGAGAAGCGAGTGTAAGCCGATACTGAAGCACGATTCCTTACCCGCCACAGTCTAGTGGTGAGCTTGGAATCGGTTGAGGATTCTACAAGCCGGAGGTTTTCTATGTCTACGAAAACTCGTAGTCGTATTTCTGGTGCATTGCGTAATGGATCGATGCCAGCGTATTTGCAGTCGGTGGCAGTGTCTATCGAGCATGTGACTCCAGAGGACGCTGAGTTCTATCTGGATATGAACAAGAAAAACTACCGAAAGCTCGACGAAAGGTTAGTGCAGAGGTACGCAACAGACATGCAGTCTGATATGTGGAAGTTCGATGGCACTCCTATTTGTTTCACTGCTGGCGAAGTCCTGTCTGACGGACAGCACCGTCTTACAGCTATCGTAAAGTCGAAAGTGCCTCAGTGGTGCTTGATAGTTAGGAATCTTCCAGAAGGTACAGAGACATCTCCAGCAAAGGACACTGGAAAAAAACGTACTGCTTCAGACCACATGGCGTTTGCTGGTCACGTAAGCACTACGACAATTGCGGCGGCAATCAGATTTCTGCACAAGCTAAGGTGCAAGATTGAAAAGATCGAACATAGCATTCTTAGCGATTCAATGATCATTGCACTGCAACAAAAGTTTCCATCTATCAACGATGCCTCTCGTCATACGGTTCGACCTGGCTCTTGCGGTGTGTGGGCTGCTTTTTCTTATCTTGCCAGCATGGAAAACGACCCATTGCTGCAAGAGTGCTTGTCTATCTATTCAGAGCATATTGTCTCCAGTACGCACCATCCGTTTTCAAGGTTGAAGAAAAGCATATCACTCGGTTCAGGAAACAAGCTGCAGCGAACGAACATTAACGGAATGATTCAATTCGACATGACGATGGCAGCTTGGCAGCACGTCAAGAAAGGCAATTTGGAAATTCAGATTTTACGTCCATCATCAATACAGATGTCGGCGGCTATGGAAAAAGCACTTAGGGAGTTCCACGTCTAATGACTGAAGTAAAAGCAATTTCAGCAGTTCACCAGCGAGAGCTTAATACATACGAGCGGACTATTGAAAAGGGGATGGGTACGTTTGTCGAGGTTGGTAATGCGTTGAAGGCTATACGCGACAAAAAGCTTTACAAACTGTCGCACAAGACGTTTGCAGAATATGCAAAAGATAGATGGGGATGGGGCAGGAGCCATGCTTATCGGATGATTGACGCGGCTCAAGATTTGTCCCCAATTGGGGACAAAATAAGCAACGAAGCACAAGCCCGCGAAGTCGCCAAGGCACCAGCCGACAAGCAATTTGCAGTTATTGAGGCCGCAGCGGCTAAGGCTGAAGCAGAGGACCGCAAGCCGACAGCGAAAGACTATCGCGAGGCAGTGGCTGAGGTTGTCTATGAGGATGCGATAGACGACGAGCCTGAAGAGTGCGTTGTCGAGAAGTTCGACAAGAAGGTTATCGACGCATTCCGCAAGTGCGAAAACAGGCTCGGAACGTTGAAGCAATTAGCGTCTGAACTGTCAGAAACAGAGCAAGAAATACTGCGAGAATTTTTATCCGTTTAACGCTGCTTTTAATGGAGTCAATGCGATATGGAAACAGCAGAACAATACGACGCATCAACTGGCCGTGAGCGGCTATTAAAGCAGGCCGAAGCCAAGCTACTACGCAGGTTGTGCGGCGTGCTGGCCGACGTTCAGTCGATACTACGTCACAGGACAAAGTGCCTGTCCGAGCATGCCAACGTCGACCAACTAAATATCACCGACGTAACAAACGCAGCGTCCTACAAGGCGGCTGTGATGGCGGCTCACATGGTCCACACTGCAATCGGCAATTATCCTCAGGAATGGGACGACGAATTACTGAGTTGCGATCATCCGTTCGACAAAGAGCAGTTGTCGCACGACCTGCGGTTTCGGGTAACACGGTCTATCGCGCGAGCCTGGAACGGTGACTAAATGGAGGAGGTAATCATGTTGACCTGCGCCGGACTGTTGTTTATCGGAACGTTTTGTTTACTCCAAGGATTCATCCACCATGGCAAACAGAGTCAATAGTATGTTCGTCGTTGAGCAAACCGTACCACGCGAGCATCTTTGTATTGTTGATTATATGAGCGAATCAAAGCAAACCTACCGATGGGAATTTTACAACACGGAAGTCGTCAAAGCCGTTCGGTCTGTGGCTCACATGGTGGTGGCATCCGAAGGCGACTTGCGCTACATCGATGCGTTTATCATCAACGAAATGATTCGAGATGCGGCAGGCGATGACTCGTGAAAACGCTAACTGTTCCAATACCTGATTCTTTGTACCAGCGAATCGAAGCACGAGCGAAGATGATTGGTAGAGCAAAGGAAGAGCTTGTAAGCCTGTGGCTGTGGGAAATTGAGGAGCAAAAGAGGCAAGAAGATGATCGACGCGACACGCGGGGAAATGTTAGTAAAGACGACAGGCATTTATCAGCAAGAGAAGATGATTGACAAGCTCGATGTACTGGAGTGGCTACAGGTCAACAGGACGCATGTTGAGCGTACTGGTTGCTGTCCAGGTGGATGTATGGATAAGCAACTCGTACCGCATGAAGTGCATGGTTATGCGGTATGTCCGATGACGTATTTACCGTGCAATAAGCGTAGACTTTCGAAAATTATTCAATTACTGGGGATTGTAAATGGCAAACGCAACAGCGACAGCACCGAAGAATGAATTGATTAAGCAGGACGTAATTGTGCCCGAGAGTGACCTGCAAACGATGTTGGCTCTCGATAAGACGAGTCAGGCGTGCAGCAAGCAACTCGTGGAAGCCGGCAAGAACGAGGCGGTCAAGGCGTTGATTGTTGCTAGGTCGATCAAGCAATTCAAGTCGCTGCTGTCAGATGCAGTGATGGCCGACATCATGGAACTGCAAAACTCACCACTCGGCTTCAAGACTGACAAAGCGAAGGATGGCGGCTACCCAGTGGCGGTTGTTCGCGATTGTGTAGTCCAGGCTTTCGTGCGCGGTCTGCGGGTGACTGGCAATGAGATCAACATCATCGCAGGCAATCTATACGTGACTAAAGAAGGCTTCGAGCGATTGCTTAGTGAGTTACCGGGGCTGACGAATCTGTCAATTCAATGTGGGGTGCCAGCGACAAAGGAGGGTGGAGCATTAGTGCCAGCAAAAGCAAGCTGGCAATACTACGGTGCGGCCGACGAGTACATCGCAGAGGAAACGCCAACAGGTGATTATCGTTTGCCGATCCGAGTTAATTCGGCGATGGGTGTGGATGCGATCTTGGGTAAGGCCAAAAGCAAGATGCTGCGGAATATCTATGCGATGATTACAGGAACGCAGTTGGCGGTCGAGGATGAGCTTGAAGAGGTGGTGGTGAAGCCGTGAGCGACTACGATCAAAATGGGTTTGCAGACCTACCGCTATTCCGCCACGACGATCCAGAGACAAGCAAGCAAGCGGCAGCAAACGTAGCTCAGAAAGTTCCAGCGATGTGCAGCGAGTTTGTCAGGTGCCTGCGATTGATAGGGCATCCAGCAACGGCACAAGAAATTTCCATGCGGTCTGAGGCGTCAACGCGTGAAACAGTGCGCAAGCGAGCGGCTGAGTGCGTCGAACGTGGACTGGTGACGGTGATGGGTACGAAAAAGTGTAGCGTGACTGGGAATAGAGCAACTGTTTATTGGTAAGCAGGTTGAAGTGTTTTCAACCTCGGTGGGTTTCTATCTAGCCCACCGGAATACAAACGCTTAGCCGCAGCGTTAGCGGCTCGCCAGCGGTGGGGCTGCTAATAACCACCGCGTTTACTAACACCACGCTAGTAACGAGGCTGGTGGCAGGTAAGCAAATCAGCAGCGCGATGCGTTTTTCCTGCCGCAAGCATGATGTGAGCGGCAGCGGCGTTTTTAACTATGCAATACACCGAGCAAGAGCTAATCGAGATATTCGACGAACGTGCGGCTATCCGTGAATACGACGCTGGCATGAGTCGCAGCGATGCGGAAAAAGCGGCGTACTTCGACTGGAGGAAGATCGTCGGCAAGGATGTAAAGGTGCCGGATGAGATTAGGAAAGTGGCGGGGAAGTTTCGATGTTGAC